GGCATTTTGATCTATCATGGAAGAAATTCTCTCTGAAGTACGTCGTCTTGTGGGTTGTCACTTCCCTCAGATGGAGCAGATTGCAAGGCAGAAGGCATTGTTTCTAGCACAAAGGGAGCCAAAGTTCACCCTTATTGAGGGCTTAAAGCTACTTTCTCTGTGTATAGAAATTGACTCATGTAAGAGYAAYGCCTGCRACCACAAYTCTGAATCCCTRAGTGTAGAGGTGTTGCTYTTCAAGAAYAACATTCTTTGCCCTAGTCTGCCATATGTGGTCCCAGATGGTTTTAAACTRAARGGGAATGTTCTGATCCTGYTAGARTGYTTTGTGAGRAGCAACCCAGCCAAYTTYCAGCAGAAGTACACTGARGATCTTACAAAGCTTGAGRGCCTTAGGGTGGATTTGAGYAAGGCAGGCATTCAGCTCATYCCCATTGTRGATGGTAAGACATCATTCTACACGTCTATTGTGCCTGACTGGGTCTGTGAGAGGTTTAGACACCTCTTATTTAAACTTTTAGAGTTTGAACAGGAATCAAACTCTGAGTTTGAGGAGTCAGAATACCAGAGGCTGTGTGAGTCACTGTCTCAAAGCACAAGTAGATTGTCTGGGGTAGATAGCCTAAATATTCTTGCTGACCACCGGTCTGGGCACTATGAAGACATAATTCAGAAGTGCCATGTGGGAATAAACTCAACTTTGTCAGCTCGAGAGATAAGGGAAAAGGTAACAATGATCTTTCAAACATTTAGAAACAGGCTTAGAAATCAGACGATAAAGCATCACTTTGCTAAGGTCAATCCTACACAGCTGCTCAAATGTTTCACAGAATTGTATGAGTCAGAATTAAGCAATGCAGTTGACACCATGGATTCAATTAGAAGCGAATTCTGCACTGTTTCTCCAATTGTCAGGTTTCTATATATGAGGACACCCGGGGGATCTAAAAGGGAGGAGGAACCCCAGACCGACAAGTCTAACACCCTTATTTGTGGATTGAGGTCAATGCTTAACAAGGTTAAGTCAATGAAAGTCCTAAACACTAGAAGGAAGATGCTCCTGTTGTTTGACACTCTCATTCTGATGGCTCATGTAAGATTCTTCAAGGAAAGATCATTGTATGCAGAAGCAGAATGGTTGGGTTCATCCTTCTGTAGTGTCAATGATAGGCTGGTTTCCCTGGATGAGACAATACAGTCTTTGACTAAGTGGGTTAGGGCTAGACAGAGAAATTACTCCAAGAAAATACCTGAATACGTGACGCCAACGCTCAATCAAGTTTTCCAAAGCATGATAAAAAACACCTATAAGAAAATTGAGTCAGCACTGGAATACATACACATGAAGCCCGAATTATACGGTGTCAGTCTAAATGCTCTTGAAGTTGACATCGAAGAGCTAATGGTATTCAAGAAAGATGGAGTTCAACCCACGATGAGTTATGAGCCCTCTCAAGCTAAAGTAGCTCCATATGATGTTGAGATGATGAACGTGCAGTCGGATGACGATTTCAGGGTTCTGTCGTCTCTTTGCTTAAGTATTGTGAACTCCATGAAGACCTCTTCAGTTCCAAAATTGCGCCAAAATGAAGTGGGTGCCTCTAGGTACAAGGTGGTTAGGTGTAGGGAGGCTTTTTATCAGGATCTCAACACTCAAGTTGGATGCTTCAAGCTATTGTACCAGAAAACAGGTGAATCTTCCAAATGTTATGCTATAAATGATGAGAAGTCTGGAGAAGTGTGCTCATTTTATGCGGACCCCAAAAGATACTTTCTGCCAATATTCTCTCATGAGGTCCTCCCAGAAACAATCAGGACAATGATGGGCTGGTTGGATGGATGTGATGAGCTAAAGGAAAGTCTTGCAGACATTCACTGGTTGACGAARGCTATTGTGGTTYTAATYYTGTGTCAACCGAGYAAGAGRTCGCAAAGRTTCTTGCAGAATCTRAGGTACTTTGTCATGGCTATGGTTTCTGAGTATTATCATGTGAAACTGATAGAAAAGCTGAAAGAACCATTAATCACCAAATGTGAGTTTTTCTTGTATAGACTAGTGAGAAAGCTACTGGTAACTTTATTTGACCCTTCAGTCAATAGTTTATTAACCAATAGGTTCAAGTATATGCTGAATGTGTCATATTTCTGCCACTTAATAACAAAGGAAACACCAGACAGATTAACCGATCAGATAAAGTGTTTTGAGAAGTTTCTGGAGCCCAAAATTGACTTTGGCTCATGTTTTATCAATCCCTCTGATGTGATCACAGATGACGAATTAGACACTTTATTATATGGTCTGGATCAGTTCTTGGCCAAACCYGAYATCTCTGARGGCATAAACATYRYCCAKGGKAAACCTGGTATCAATAAGGAGATYTTCTCTTTAATGGTTTCATCATTYAATGCWGGCYTGCTTTTCAAAGARTCTGAAGTRARGGGTGACTTCATTGACCCYCTCATTAGCTCAGGTTGCGCAACAGCTTTGGATTTAGCGAGCAACAAGAGTGTCGTTGTCAATAAGTTTACAAAGGATGGAAGGGTCCTTGAGTATGACATGAACAAATTGACCAGTGCAGCGGTCTGTGAGTTGACGGAAACCTTCTCAAAGAAGGGCAAATATTTGTTGAACAAGGATGATTATGAGTATAAAGTTCAGAGAGTTATATCAAAGTTGGTGACAAAGGGGACAGCTGGAACAATGAAAAAGGAAGAAGTCGACCTTGATGTTGATGATATCTTTGAGGGAGAATCAAAAGAGTTTTTTAACTGTGTCAAACAGAGGGTGGATAGTATTTTGGCCAATTATCAGTCAGGGGTGAAAACACAGGATGTTCAGTCACATCAGGCATCACTATCCGATTTGAGTGAATTTGTTTCTGATCCTGTCAAGCAAAGACTCATCATGAGTGAGCTTTCAACACATATGGTTGAGGATTTTGATCCAAATTTGTTGAGTGAGTCTTTTTATGAAGAGTTCTGCAAATCTGTGCATGACTCTGTAGTCAAAGAAAAATATTTCTACAATACTTCTCTAGGACCTTGCCCTATATCCTTGATTAGTAAGAGTGTGGCAAGTAGGTTTTACGAGGCCGGTGAATACTTCCAATGCTTCAAATCACTGCTCCTGCAAATGGGAGGAAATAAATTCTCAGGGAAGTTCATGCATCATAAACACAATAACGTCAACTTTAAATTTGATCACAGCAAGCTACTAGATGATGTTAGGATCAGTGAGAGGGAGAGTAATTCAGAAGCACTAAGCAAGGCATTAAGTCTTTCAAACTGTACTAGTGCAGCCTTGAAGAATCTGTGCTTTTATAGTGAAGAGTCACCAGAGTCTTTCACATCTGTCGGTCCTAACACCGGAAGGTTGAAATTCTCGTTGTCTTACAAAGAGCAAGTTGGGGGGAATCGGGAGTTATACATTGGTGATCTCAGAACCAAAATGTACACAAGGTTAATAGAAGATTACTTTGAGGCATTTACTAAACATTTCAGGGGGAGTTGCTTGAACGATGAGAAGGAGTTTGAAAATGCGTTGATAGCCATGAGGCTTTCTGTGTCTCTCGCTCAGTTATCATATAGTCTGGACCACAGTAAATGGGGACCTATGATGTGTCCTTTTCTATTTTTAATGCTGGTGCAGAACATTGATTTGAAATCACCCAGCGCTCTTGAGGGTATCAAGAGTAGAGACTTGATCTCAACATTGCTCTGCTGGCATGTTCACAAGATGGTTGAGGTCCCTTACAACGTAATTTCTGCAATGATGAGGTCTTACATCAAGAGAAACTTAGGGGTCATGAGTTCTGACCATATGACACCAACAGAAGCATTTATCTTTAATGAGTTTGAGATTGGGGTTGTTCCTTCCCACATCAGCTCAGTCCTTGATATGGGACAGGGGATCTTGCACAATACATCTGATTTTTATGGTCTAATCACGGAAAAATTCATCAACTATTGTCTGAGGTTGGTTTCAGATGGATCTGTTGGATCCTATACATCAAGTGATGACCAAATCTCCTTGTTTGACTCAGACCTGACCTCYCTACATGAYAARGGCGACGAAGAYTTTCTGTGCATTYTGGARTTCCATAATTACCTRAGTGAYATGTTGAAYAAGTTCATTAGTCCRAAGAGTGTCGTKGGGAGGTTTGTTGCGGAATTCAAATCAAGATTTTTTGTTTGGGGGGAGGAAGTGCCACTTCTGACTAAATTTGTGTCTGCTTCATTACATAATGTGAAATGTAAAGAACCCCATCAACTGGCAGAGACTATAGATACAATTATTGATCAGTCTGTGGCAAATGGTGTCCCAGTCAAACTTTGCAATATGATACAAGATAGAACACTAGCACTACTACGATATGCAAAGTACCCCTTAGATCCTTTCTTATTGTTCAACAAGTCTGATGTCAAAGATTGGGTTGATGGTACTAGAGGTTACAGAATCATGAGGAATATAGAGAATATATGCCCTGAACAAACTGGCAAGATTAGGTCTATGTTAAGGTTGCTGTATAATAAGTTAAAGGTTGGGGAATTACACGAGGAATTCACAGCTGTATATCTCTCAAGTGAACCTAAAGAATCAATTAATAAACTAATGGCCTTGGTGGGCAAAGAGTCTCTGACTGATAGTGACCTCTCACTCTGTTGGCTAAATCTATCCACGCATCACCCTTTGAGAATGGTTCTGAGACAGAAGGTGATTTATCCATCAGTGGTCAATGTTGAAGAAGAGAAAATTCCAACTATCATAAAGACTATGCAGAACAAACTATCTTCTCACTTCACAAGAGGTGCACAGAAATTGTTGTCTGAAGCAATAAATAAAAGTGCCTTTCAAAGTTCAATAGCTTCAGGATTTGTRGGTCTCTGTAGAACACTRGGGAGCAAGTGTGTGAGGGATTCYACTAGAGGTGTTCACCACATCARGTCGATACTCGAGCAGTTGGCCACAACAAACGGTGTGGTTCATGACCAAATCAATGGGTGGGACATTTGGAAAGTCCCAAACCACTCATCAAACACAGATGATTCAGGGCATAACTGGGTCCTTACACTTTTAAGACCAATATTGTGGGACTATTTATGCATTGCTCTGTCGACAGCCCTTGAAATTGGSCCTTGGGTTCTAGGCRACCCYAAACCYAAATTTGAAGTTAARATCAGGAAYAGRCGCAGTTGTGATTACTTCCTGCTYARACCTCAAAACACCMGAATTTTAGAGGATAAAGTGAGCATGAATCACTTAATACATTCTATCAGGAGAATGTACCCTGAGATGTTTGAGAAACATCTCCTACCATACATGAGTGATTTGGCTGCAACTAGGATGAAGTGGTCACCAAGGATTAAATTCTTGGACCTCTGCGTTGTCCTAGACGTCAACTGTGAGGCACTTTCCTTGATATCACATGTAGTGAAGTGGAAGAGGTCAGAACATTATGTTGTTCTTATGTCCGAGTTACAAGAGAGCCATGAAAGACAACATGTAACACTACTTGACGAAAGGGTGGTTTCAACAGAAAATGTCTCAGACAACTTTATTAAACAAATTCTTTTTGAATCATTCATTAGACCCATTGTTATTACTAGCAGGACCTTGGGCTCATTCACCTGGTTTCCACACAAATCAGCAATTCCTCAGGGTGAGGGCATAGGAAGGCTTGGTCCACTTTCATCATTTGTGGAAAAGGTAATTTTTAAAGGGATTGAGAGACCGATGTATGAATACGATCTGAGCTCAGGGTTCTCTTGGATTGACCTGGACGTTAAGCCATCAGTCATTACAGCTGCGGAGTTAACAAGGCTGAAAGTCACTGAAACCGATGTGTTCGATGACTTTTGGGACTTCTGGAACTTTGTGTTACAGAATTCTAATGAAGGGTTTAGAGTGATGAAGACAATTCATGTTACCGTTAGAAGCAAGGGGGGCTCAGGAGGAAAGAACTTCTATATACACCTGCAGTTCAATGGGTTAGTTGATCCCTTGAAGATGGAGGTCACCATGACATTGTCTGAAGCCTCATACTCAGGTAATGTTGATCTAATCTTTTTAGAGTCAATTTGGACACTGATCTTAACTGATCCAAACTTCTCATCGAATTGTGTCTCCTGGTATTTCTCTACAGAGACAATCTCAGATGCAGTTCGGGGTGGGGCACAGGTGTTGGGAGATTTGGTCCTAGTTGATGTGGGGCTAGACCGTGAGAGTCTGAGACTGTCTGGGATTGAATTCGAGAGGGTGGGGCCTGACTGGGAGCCAGTCCCCCTTGTATTGAAAGATGGTTACTTGTGGGAAGGGGAGAGAAAGTTGGCACCACTAACAGCAGAGCTGCACACAGATGACTTAAAGGTGTTTATTCAAGAACTCCATGAGGATCATGAGCAGCTCCTCCTGGACTCACTGGCATGCCTTATCAACACACAGTTAGCTCAAAGGGTGYCTCTCRTTCATGTAGAYGTCATTGATGCCCTWGAGAAAATATGTGGAGAGGCCARGAGCACACTYATTCTTACCAARGTAATGAGTCRGGTGGATGYCTGGGTGGATTTCAARGGTTACAGTATCTGYCATAGCARGTCTAGAGGRGAGTTGATGAAACARACACCTGGCGGTTCACTGAGGCTCAAAGGCAGACTGTGTGAGCCATTAACACAAGTCATGGCTGATGTGGAGGAAATAGACTGATCAGTCGGTCCATTGCTCTCCCTCCCCCCGGGGGGGCTCCCCGGCGGGGGGGTCCCCCCGGGAGGGGGGTGGGGGGTGTTGGACTGTGTTCTGTGGACAGGTCTCTTGGCTATGGTGTGTCGGATGGCGGAGCGGATGGYGTCYTGCTCAGTTCGAGYTTGGTGGGAAGGGGCAGCYYACATAYAGGACAGCGGTCGGAGGCYGAGAGGAAAAGGGTCAAACAAYYCAYACAGAGGYAGTGAYYGGAGCAYGCCACAAGACCCTTGCTCTCGAACCAACAGCTTTTGCAAAATGTTGGACCAAGATGACTGGTGTTGGGGATGACAGGTGCCCTGTAAGGGGGCGGCATGGCTGGTTTGCTCTCTTTGGGGACTCTGTTTCCCATTGTCACAGAAGTGAGTCCCAAAATAGATAACCACTTTGCCTAGGATCCCCGGTGCAAA